GTAAAGCAGATTCTATCTGGTTTACTAAGTCTTGTATTGCCATATTATTTCCTTTTTAGTTATAAAGATGTAGTTAACATTTCCATCTTCTACGAGCCTGTCTTAGTCTTGAATTAGGATTAGCTGCAGCTTTTGGAAATTTTTTCATTTGCCCTGCGCTTCTTGCACAGAATGATTTACGTCTTTTAGCAGCTTTAGATCCTGGTTTGACTTTGCCAGTGACCGCTGTTTTTAGTTTTGAACCGGGATTAGCTCTTCGATATGCAGCCACTCCGGCCCTTGTCATGCCTGCACCTTTTTCCGTTGGACGGAAATTTTTTTTATTTCTTTTGGGCATCTTATCTTGCCTTCTCATTATCTCATGCCCATTCTTCTGCCCATGAAACCACCCATCATAGCTTGTTTTCTTTTTGCAAAAGTTTTTACATTAGTTGGTTTACCACCAACACCTTGTGCAACTGCTCTTTTTCTTTTTACAGCTGAACGTCTTTGTCCTTCTGACATAGATCTTGCTTTAGCAAGTGGAACGCATTTTGGATATTTACGTTTTGCATCTTTTTTTTGTTTTGATCTTCCACATTTAGAGAAAGAACCATCTTTCTTTTTACTTCCTATATCTACCCATTTCTGAGCAAACCATTTATCTAGACCGTTTTTGGCCATGGCATTAAGAATTCTTTCCTACGGCTTTTCTGTTCATGCCTTTTTTACAGATTCCACCACCTTTTAAACCTTGTCTTTTTAGTCTTTCAGTTGCCTCCATTAATCCACCACCCATCATCATAGGTCTAGTTTGTGTCATCATACCACCACCCATAGCTGGTTTACGACCTTTAAAATCTTTTCTCTTGACTCCAGATGGATCTTTAATTTTACCTGCACAAATTTTACTAGCGTATGCATTTGCGTATGCAGACGGGTAAACTTTAAATTTTCGCTTCGCTGCTGCTTTACCTCTAGGACATAATTTTGTCATTATTTTTTCCTCGCTGTCTTTTTAGCTCTTTTAAAATCTGATGGT